CTTTCAGATGACCCACGTAGATATAGTCAGAAAGAACCTAGTGGTAGCAATGCATTACGCTTTACGCTTCAAATTATTAGCAACATTAACCTGTAATTGTCTACGTAGGTATAGTCCAAATGTTTTTTTAATTGCATCTTCTGCTTCTTTCTTAGCTGGAAATATTGCAGGGTATGTTGCGTTAGGTTGTGCAATAAATAATGCACGTAACTTAAAGTTTCTTTCCCTTCTGTATACACCTGCTGGTCTATTACCACCTTTAGGTTTACCAATAAAGATATTGTTACCTTTATGTTTACCTGTTCCTATAGCTGTATATATTTTGTTAATAGTTGACTTAGTGATGTTGCCATACCTATCACGTTTAACAGCCTGTGTTGGCACTAATACACTATTACCTGGTATGTTTGTAGCTGTTGGATGTTTAACAAATAACGCATCATACTTTTGTTTTCTGTCACTACCAAATATATTCTGGTCTATATATCTACCCATATTATAAGGTTTGTCTTTAGTGACAATTACAGAAGTAAGCGTAGACTTTTTTGCTACTGTTGCCCTAAAACCTTTCTGTGTTTGTTTCTTTGGTCTATCTAAATAACGTCTTGATGACCCTGCTAACCTGTTAAGTGCTGACTTTTGTTTACTACCTGCTATAAACTTAGACCCTTGCACAGATGCATTAATAGCTTGTGCTATAGAAAAAGGTAATTGTTTTGTATGTTGATTAGTCCACTTAGTAGCCTGTGGTAATTCTGATTTTATGTCTAATCTAATTGCCATTAGAAAGGAATAGTAGCTGTTTCTTGTACTTTAACCTTTACATTGTGTGGATAGTCAAAATCTGTAACGTTAAAATTAATTCTTGATGCAGGTTCATTTTCTTTATTTAAATAATTGTATATGCCAGTTACTCTGCCATGTACAGTAACTTTCAATCCTTTTTTGTATGAATCTACAATAGAAGTCCATGCTTTACCAAAAATAGTACAGCTAACATATGTAACCTCATCTTTGTTGTTTTTTACAGCAATAGTAAATTTTGCAGTGTCATATGCACCGACCTGTGCAAATTCTGCATCTGCTGTTAAGTTCCCTGTGATTGTTGAATTAAACATTGTTGTCTGGTAGATAATTGGAAATCAGGTAGTTAATACCTGATGAGTAAGAATAATTATTTGCTTTACACCAATCTTTAAATTTTTTATGGTTAATAGGAGTAAGCTTTGATGAAACAAGAAATCGATTTTTCCACATAGATACAGATACATCAATAGGTCTTGTTTCTAATGGTTCATTAATCATTTGTTAGCAGCTAAATATTCTTCTATAAAAGTAACGTGTTTTGGCAATGTAATATTTTCAGATAACTTTTTATGTCTGTCAAAATCAAATTCTATATATAATGCATCAGCTAAAGTGTTGTATAAGTTTTTATCTTTTATAAGTAATTTACCAACTATCTGCAAATAATATTCTTTTGTTGCTTCATCAAGAATAGTAGGCATACCAACAGCTTTGTTTTTATTTATAGGTGTTATATTATTTTGTACTTCATCTGGGTTATAGACCTGTCCGTCATGGTCTGGAATACCTGCTGTCAGGTTTAATAAACCTAGTAATAAGTAGCGTTTAAAATATGTGAGTGCTTGACCTGTACTATATAGCTCATTTTTAGCAATACCTTTTGGAAGCAATATCTCACTAGGTGGTAATGTTTCTCCTGATATATGCATCAGTTGTACAGAAAGTATATTATTATCTTCAACTATTTTTGTTGTGTTAGTTACAATTAAACCATTAGCAGCTAGTACAGGATTTACAACAGATAATACACCTGATAAATCAGCAAACTTACCATACTGTGCATCTGATTTTTCTTCTATTGTGCCTACTTCCTGTATAAACTTACATAAAGCTGCTGTTATTTGTTTCGTCAAAATATTTTATATGTTTTTATTAGTATATCTAGGGTTTACCCTTATGGCAATCATGTGTGTTTATAATTTGTCTTAATCGTTCATTATCTGCAATAACTTCAGCTAATAATTCAAATGGGTCGTTAATACCTGCTAACTCAGTTCTTAGCAATTTAATACGTCTATTCTTATCAGCTAATGTACAGGACATTACATTAGTAGACTTATGTGCTAACGATAACATATGTATAGTGTTTGTGAAGTTTTTTTACAATATATATAGTACATAGGTTATTGACATGGCCTAAAAAGGGTCTATATTGAACCCTATTAGTACCCAATACGTACCCAAAATGACCCCATTACGTACCCGCATTGATGACAATATAACGGAAAAAATAAAAGAAATACAGCCAAGTCACCTGTCAAGACAGGCTTTTATAAACGAATTAATACTTTTAGGTATTTTACAGAAATACAAAGAACAAAATAATATGGCACTATATATACATAAAGATAAAGAATTAGATAAAGAAGGTTTAGAAAGAAAAGAACAAAAAGAAAAAATTAATAAAAAAGAAAAACAAGAAAAGATAATTCCTGAAGATTTAAAACATTTACAAACTCTTATAGATGACTTCTGGAAAGTAAAAAAAGGTAGTAAATCAATACAGGCATGGAAACAACAGATAGCAGAGTATAGAAAGTTTATAGAAAAATATGGTGAACAAGTATTAAAAGATCAGTTAGAAGCAGGTATTCTTGCAGGTACATGGAAAGGTTGTACTATTAAAAATTATGAGTCAATTAGAAAAATAAATAATGTATTTGTAGAAGAAGAAAAAGTACATCCTAATCAAAAAGTTGTACAGTTTGATGAAATGGGGAATTTAATCTAATGGATAGTTTATTTGGTGGTAGTGCAATTAGAACACTACGTAAAATGCTTAAAAAAGATCTTATAAAAGTAGAGGATCTTGATACACCGCCTTCTGGTTGGTTTACAACTATGGGTTATGAAAGAGAGAATAAAACAGGCAAATGGAAACGTATTTTACGTACAGAATGTGGAGCAACTCCATCAATCCCTTTACATAAATTGCCAAAATATAAAAATGTACTTACAGGTAAAATAACTTTTGATCCTGTGGAATATGAAAAACAATATTAAAAATGTATTAGTACAAGATCCATTTGTAAAATTTTACCCAGAACCGCATAAATATTACGATTTAAAACGCAAATGCTATGTGGCAAGGTCTGTTAGTGATGTTGTAAAAACAAATGATTTTGTAAGCAAAAATATGGAAAAAGCTGCAATACGTGGTACAGCAATTCATGAAGCTGCACAGATATGGTGTGAAACTAAGGATAAAACACTAGCACTAGCGTATGCAAAAGAATATAAGCATTGGGTTGAACATTTAATTAATTATCGTATGTGGGATACATGGGAATGTGTTGCAAATGAATTACGAATGATTGACAGAAAAAGAGATATAGCTGGTAGTTTAGATGCTGTTTTACAACATAAAAAAACAGGTATGTTATGCCTGGCTGATTTTAAAACACAAGCTAAATACAGAAAGAAAAATCATAGACTGCAAATTGGTGGTTATGTATCTTTGCTATATCAGAATTATCCTTCTATAAATTTATTTACTTGTAGAGTAATTTATATAACACCTGATGGCATAAAAACAGAAGAATATAACCCTGCTGAATGTATGTACGATTATGAAGAAGCAAGAAGTATATACTTTAACAAAAAGGTAAAATTACATTAGGACTTGCATAATTACAGGGTTTACCCCATATTATGTATACATATTACTAATCACATGGAATTTGAAGAAGAATTGGAAGCTATTGGTAGAGAAGAATGGCTTGCATTGTTTGATGATAAACAAGTTATGAATGCTGCACGTATGTTTTTGGAATGGTTATATCATCTACCTGATGACTATCAGCCAAAAACTGTTCTTAGCTATTATACGAATGACTAAACTAACACCAGAAAAAATATTAAGGCAACTTAAAACCTTGCAGTTGCAAAAAAAAGAATTAGAAATACAAATAGCAGAAAATAAAATAGTTTTAGAAAAATATTATTTAGAAGGCATAATTATGAGTACTTATAGTATTGATGGTGTAAAAGTAACAAGAAAACGCAAACCCGAAAAATGGGAATATAGTAATAGTACAAATCAATTTAGAAAAGATATGATAAATGCTATAGAAGATAAAGAACAACAGGAAAGAGAAGAAGGGATAGCACTTAAATTAGAAACAGGTTACACATGGGCGATAAGATGAAAACTACAGAAAAAGTAGAAAACGCATTTAAGCGTATAAAAGAATTGCTTAAATTAATATCAGATTGGACTAAGCAACCAAAACAAGAAGATGCATTAAGTAAAGAATTTAAAGAAAAAAAATTAGAAATGATTAAAGATTTATATAAAGAATTAGGTGCGTTGTCTGATAGATACATGTATAGCAATAGACAAGAATTTAGTACGAAAGAATATATAGTGCAGTATGACAAGTTAAAGAAAAAAATAGTTAACTTAGAAAAATGAACCCACAAAAAAATAAAGGAGATAAAGCAGAAAGAGAAGCAGCAGATGTTTTAAGCTTAGAAACAAAATACAAAGTCGAAAGACGTTTTGGTGCGGGTATGGAAAATGATAAAGGTGATTTGGTTGGAATACCAAATTTTTGTGTACAGGTTGCAGATTGGCAGAATAAATCAGCAGCTTGTTTAATAAAGCCTAGAGAAGTAGAACAACAAAGAAAAAATGCAGGTGTAGATTATGCAATGACAATGATTAGATTTAGGGGTGGTCATTGGCGTGTTGTTATGACAGTAGAACAGTTTGCAAAATTAATTAAATAAATTACTTGACAGGGGTATACCCTAATGCAATACTAGGATGTACACAAAACCGAGAGGTATCCAATGCAGAATTTTCTTATGATGTTAGCAGCGTCAGGTTTGCTTTTTACTACGTTAAATTCTACTTTATATGACATGACAGTTACAGCGTGTGAAAGTCAAGTAGGTAATTATGAACTAGCTTGTAAGGAAGTAAACAAATGACTACACAAAATTGGATTAAATCAGAAGATGGTAGCTTTGCAATTAGCTTAGAAGAAATACCATTTTCTCTTGTAAAAAATAGTGACGTACCTAGATTTTCTATTATGTGGTGGGATAAAGGTGCTACTAATCCTAATGCTACTCTTATGGATTTACTTAATTTAGTTGCACCTGACCCTGATATACCCATGCCAATAACACAAAAAGTATATGATTTAGTTATGGAAAATTATGGTGAATATCTAAAAGTCACATTTAATAATTACTGTGAGAATAAAGGTTGGAATAAAATAGAATAATGATTTAGTCGGGAAGCCTGATAGTTAGGTTTGTGAGATACCCTAACTTGAAAGTTATACAACACCTATAGCAATTTGTAGGAAAGACAGGGCAAGTATTGGACTTGATCTATCTCCTGACTTACAACCCCATAAGGGGTTTTTTATTGTCTAATTTAATTTAGGAAATAATTGCTGTTCTAATAAATCAACAGCTTTATCATCTAACGTATTAGTAGTTTGTTTGCAAATAGTCTCTCTTAATATTTCAATGATTAACCGTTTGCAAGCTGTGGTAGATAGAAAGCGTATCAGAATTGGTTTTAGTATTTTGTACATAAGTCTTGTGTTACTTTTCAAACATAACAGTTTTTGTTACATTTAGCATATGCTGTCTTAATAAGCAGTGGTCAACAGCTTATACCTCACATCTAAGACAGCTTTTTTTATATGGAAAAACAAGAAAACAAAAACCCATTACAAAAACTAAAAGAAAAATTTGATGATAAAGAAGAACAATTTGAGTATATCTCAGTCGCAGTGCGGCTTTTGGTGGTTTTTTGGAGCGGTTTGCTTGTTACGAGTAACTACTTACCTAAGATTCCAGGTATAACAACAGGAGAAAAGCAAGATATAACCTTTCCCGCAAGCTTGCTAGCTTCAAGTTTAAGTTCCTTTGGTTTAGAGGGTGCGAAGAAACGCAAAGAAAACCAAGATAAACCTAAAGAACTTGCACAAAATGAAGGTATGGTACAGACTATAAGAGTAATTACACCTATCAAAATTGAAGGTGCTGAAGTAATTGACCCTAAACCTAAAAAATGAAAAAATTTCTGTCTTTGATTTTACTAGCATTACCAACAGCTAGTTTTGCTGACGTAACGCACTCTATACAATCGGTGGCAAGCGTATCTACTCTCGGTGCCAGTGCTACATCAGAGCGACTTGCGGCATCAATAAGTGTTTCTGGAACAAACGTCACACCAAAAGCAAACGACACAGCTAATTTAATAGGTTCTCTTGATCTAGCAGATGCTGGTATTGCTAACGGTGTTCCTACTATTGATTACGATACTAGCTTTACGGTCACAAATTCAGGTGATGCTTTTTCAGTTAGTGAAACCTATTTGCAAGGAGACAGTACCAGTACTACTGCAAGTACAGTTACAAATGGTGTTGCTGCCTTGCCTCTTTTAGGCTCCTATACGGTGGTGTCGGGTGGCGATCCTGGTTCTGTAGCTATAACACTTGATTCTGGACAAGGTCTTACGGTTAATTTAGCAGACATGGGTAGTGGTACTACCGCTACGCTCCAATCAACTATAACTTTAGGATTGGACTAGCGTGAAATGGTGGCTATGTCTACTTGTTGTTTTTAGTCCTAATGTTTTTGCTGAAACTCCTAGATTTGGTGCGAACCAAATTCAAAGCAACTCAAGGAGTATTTCAAAAATAGATGAAGTTATTATTACTGAAAACTATAACTCAGGTTATGCGTACTCAGTTACAGGATCTAATATTAAGATTAAAGATGGTACTGTTATCTCTCCTGAAGCCACTTATAC